GCCCTCCCTCTCCCCCTCTCCAACCCCGGCTAATCCTCTGTCTTTCCGCATAGAACCTGCGCTCTCGGCCTCACTACAGGCATACGTAGAACGCTACAAGCTTATACTATGGCATGAAGTATGGGGTATTTAGAGATAATATCATTCCATAGAGAGAATAGAGAGCCTTCAGCCCACGCCCTACCGCCTGCTCCTCCTATCAAGATAGATATTTAAACCTATAATCAAAGCCAATAAAGAAAAACAAAAGACCATTACAATATTATACTGATCCGGTCCGTACTCCAACATAGAACGAATACCAACCGACAGAAAATACAAGTCAGCTACTAATAAAAACCACCACATAGAATAAAAAAAATACAATAAGTATGTCCGAAAATACGGGGATTATAAAACCTAACTAATTGATAATCAAGCATACCTAATTTTTAAGAAAAATACAATAAGCCTAATTTTCAATCCATAGAGACGAAAAAGGCGGCATCCGACGTCCTATTTTGGGTCAGAAAACCGCCTAAAGTTTCGTTTTAGACCAATTTTAACGACATGATATAGACAAAATACCGGCATTATATCCAAACTCTCATATTTTAGTTTCGTTTTAGACAAATATAGATCTCATCCGCCGTTCACTCTCAGAATATCTTACCCGTAAATAGAAAGAGTAGGATACAAAAATAGGGCTGCTCCGATATTCGGAACAACCCTACTCCTGTTTAAATACTGTTTATGTTTTCCTTCACGTATGTTCGTGATGTATGGACTTTGCGTTTGCATTTGTCCTTTCCCGTATCGGCATGATACGCTTCTTTAAGATCACGATACAACATAAATTCACGATACGCTCTTTTCCGCTTTTCTTTAGCTTCTTTCCTGGACAGACCGCGGACGTCTACCATATAAGATTTAAATTTCCTTTCCATGTTATTATATTGTTTATAATTTAGAGGTTGCTCCGGAATCGAACCGGACACGCATTCCTATCCTATAGAGATTTTATGCTACAACCAACAGCCCGTAATTAGTACGTAGTTCTTGCGTACAGGCTCGTACTATGTTGTTATTATATTTTCCGTCTGCTACACTATTTCGCCACACATAACGGCATAGTGTCCTTGCGTTTTGATACGGCACGTCCCTACATGGTAGGCTACATGCTTGTACCCTGTAATTTAATCTACAGCCTTGTTCTATTTTTCGTGTAAGCAAGTAAGACACGTTTCGATCTGGAGATAAACCTCGTACAACGGCATGTTTTCCAAACTGTAATCACATACCTAACATAAACCATACCTATTCGGATAGTCCATGCAGTAATACCAGCCCTTTAATTGCCAACGGCAAGGGCAACGGTATATCTATCTCCAATATGTAAAATAACTCTCTGTTTTGTCAGCTTCAGTCTAAAGCATACGCGGGACGTGCACCCACCGACAACGGCGTACAGACGCGTTTAAAGGTACGCGCCCAACCTTGTTTTTTCACTGCTGATTGCTTTCGTGTGCTAAATACTCAGATACACACTTTGCAACGGTACGAATCGAATAAGATTTGATCTTAACGGCTACATAAGTGGATTTATATTCGTCCGTCTCTTTAATGATCCATTTTGCACTACTTTTCGTTTCCAACGTTTCCGCGGTTGCAAATCCGAAAGGTTTATACTCACTTCCATAAACCACATTTTCCGCGCACCAATCAGCCGTTTTTGCCTCGATTCCTTTTTCCTTGTCTACCTTGTTATCCTTATATACTTTAGAGTATAGAGAAAATTTAACAAAGGTATCACCCACTTTAGGCAACATTTGGCTACACACGGCAACCAGCCGTTTTTTGTCCTTTGCGAGTGCTGCAACCTTTACAGCATATTCGGCTGGTATTTCCAACGTCTTACAAATTGCTTTCAGGTCAGCACCATTTGCAAATAAAGCATTATACAACTTTACAGCACCCACCAGGTTAGAGGCATTCTCTTTAATAACAGCATTTTGCAGCTTGTTTACATTCTTTTTTGTAATCATAATCCAATATATTTTAATTGTTAAACAAATGATATTCAAATTAATAGCCAGCAACGCAAGCAATTACAGATACAAATATAGTTAGCCCAACGGGCACACTATATAGGATCACTATGTTAACTCGCGATCTCTCTCGATCACGACGCAAATATACGACATTTATCAATACTACAAATATATATGCTATCTTTTTTTTGTTAATTTGTATTAATTTCGATTCTATTATATGATTATCAGCAAGTTACAAAATACACAAGAACGGTATTATACGCGTACATTAATATGTGGATATATGTTTATTTAAGTGGCTTATAATCAATATATTATAATAATACATTGATTATCAATAATTTAAATAAGTGATTGATAATCAGTGAGTTTTTAGGTTTGAGGTAAAAACGCGTTTCCGGTTTTCCAGCGAAGGGGGTGTGGGGAAGAAAACGCGTCTCGGGGGCGGGAGGTTCGTGATAGGTACCCCCTCTCTCCCATTACATAAACATTTTTTCATATCCATCATCACACAAACCATTTTTTTACCTCTCTCCCATTACATAAACATTTTTTTCATATCCATCATCACACAAACCATTTTTTTACCTCTCTCCCATCAAACAAACCTTTTTTAGCTTCTCTCCCATCACATAAACATTTTCACCTCTCTCCCATTACATAAACATTTTTTTCATATCCATCATCACATCCATCATCACATAAACCTCTTTCTCACATATCTCCCACGTTACATAAACATCTTTTACCCTCTCTCCCATCACATACCCACCTCACACACAACAAAAAAAATAGGATTGATAGAAACCAATCCTATTTAAAACACGACCTTATTAATTTATTGAATTGAAGTAAGTTTATGGTTTTCAAGGAAGTCCTTAAATTGGTCGCTTGATACATCTATAACGAATCCAGCAGCACCAGCATGTCCTCCACCACCGAATCTCTTACTTACCTCACAGCAATCCGCGCTGTCTTCTACGCATTCATAAAGAGAGAACCGGACTTTACCACCTGGCATGATACAAAATGGCATCAAGGCTTTAATTTTACTACCGTCTAACCAGTCTCGTGTAAGAGAATCAAATACTTTAGAGCTAAATTCCGTGGTATTCATCGCCACGACCTTCACCTCATCAACGTATGCTTCGAACGAGAACGCACTTACATCTTGTTCGTTTTTACCAGCCATGTAATTAATTATAGCACGTCCTTCTTTAGCGAGATCATAAAAAATAAGATCAATTTCATTGTCCTTCATATCTTCTTTAAAATGGTCATACAAATACGACAATGCTATTAATACATTGAGTCTTATTTTTGATCTCAAGGCATACTGGACAGCTACTACCGTATCCCAGCCTAAGCCGGATTCTTTATTCCACACATCGTAGTCTGACAGACACCGGACGATCGCCGGC